ATCTAAACTAACACTTTAGCTCCAGCCGTGTCAACATTAAACCCTATAAACATTGACTCGACGTTCCGTCGTCTCCTCTTCCCTGAGAATCGCTTCGAGCATTTGAACATATCTAAATAGATTTATTAAGGGAGATAACTTAGTCTCGAAGAATTCTGTACATTCGACATCACTTTACTGAAAAAACACTATATATAGTAGGTTGATGTTAAATCTGATGCTCAAACTCATTTTGAATACACTTCTCCCCCGTCTTGCCCTTAATAGATTTATCTATATCTTAATACATTGTGGAAACACAGCTATGGCAGGTTCGGAGCGAGTTTCGACATCATATTACTGAAAAATAACCCTAAAGATATAACCTCATTTTCATCGAGAGTCTTGGGTAAATATCTTGAATCTCTTTTATGACTGAAATACCCTAAAATAATAGTATAAAATTTTAACATTAAGTGAAGCCAGAGAGCATGAAGGGGTGCCTGATGGCGAAAAATCGGTGAAACTTGAAATCCAGTTTGGACACACCTCTCCCCCGTCGTGCTACCCATATGCCTGACAAACATATTAGTAGGGTATGGCGTTCCCATTACAGTGGGTCTAAACCGAATTGTAGATTCGGATATCCTTTATTCTCCCTCTACAATATTTGGTCTTCTCCTTAGCACCCGTGGGGGGAATCGAACCCCCCAATGCTACCGACTAGCTACGGGTTGCTGATTGGACTATTCGTCCATGTCCCTAAGGTCAGGGAAATACTTTCGTACATCCTTGTTAGGGTTTGGACCGTCAGACCTTAACCATGCTATAAGGTATATAACAATGATAGGCATGACAACGCCAATCAAAAACAGGCTTAACAATTAAGCCTCCTTTCTGGCTTGTTCTAAGCCATTGATTAGTGAAGGTATTACTTCACTTCTGGAAACGAATCCAGAGCGAACACCAAACTTATTAGTGTTCATTAATCTATGGGCTAGTGTGTGATACTCAGTAGAGTTAGCACAGATAAACATATGTAATTGTTTACCTAGTCCATTAGATATAGCATCAAACATACTAGTTTTATCTAGTCTGCTAAGCACAACAACAAAGTCGTAAGTAGCTTGGATATATTCCAGTCTACTCATGAGACCATCTTCATTCATGTTAGAACGAAAGAATCTGTGCTCAATAGTGTATGGGTTCTGAAAACTCAGAGCCGAATACCTATCTCGTCTGTCATCATACTTGGTTGCAGCTACAGCAAGTAAATGGTTGGTAGCATCGTTACGATGTGGCAAATTACGTTTTGCCCATTCGTTTTCTCCTCTACCAGCAATCCAATTGAACCAATCACTTTGATTAGCCCAAAGGTTTTGATATAGCTTAAGCAACAACCATGTTTGAGTCGTTGTGAAATATGACTTGGGTACATGTACATGCATTCCTGCAGTACTTGCGTTCCAAGCATAGAACCCTTTGTTTTGAGTTGCATCCCAATTTAATTGGTGATGTGCAACCAATGTCAAAGGTTGAGTAACGAACTCAACACCATGGTTCAGCGAACCATCAGATTTTGCAATTACTAATTGCTTGATAACATTATCACGGTCATGTAATAGACACGGCAAGTAACGATGAAAGTCATAAAGACAATCTTCAGTTGCTTCGTGTCTGTCAATCCCATGCTCATTATCTCTGAGATGTTCTACTTCCAACTCTACTCCCATAGGAATAAAGCCGTCAGTTGCTGATACAATAGAAGGTAGGTAGTCTACAGTTTTGCCTCCATCGATAGCTTCGAAATAAATTTCTTCACTGTCGAATTGTTTGGCATGTATATACCTAACTTCTGGTTTATGCGAGTAGTTTGTTACAGTAGCGTCTAAGTTACTGAAACAGTTGCTAATACACATAGTTCTCCTTTTATTTAGTATGTACTACAGTAACGTCGTAGTACTTAACGGGTACTAGTACCTGTCTCCCCCCACAATTAAGTAGAGGGAGGTAAGCTACTAGTTAGCTTGATTCTGATTCATTATCCAACCAGTTACTCTGTTGTTGGGGAGTCAGAGGTGTTGGTCTGAGACCAAATATCCATCTCAAAGGATGTAGGTACCAAGCCTCACCAGACGTATCCGTTACTCTGCTGAACTTTTCCCACTCGCTTCTAATGGAAGGTGGTTGAGAAGTGCCACGTATGAAGACATTATTAGTTGAGTCAATTACTTCGTCGAAATCTTCGTCATAATTTTCCTCATCCATGATATCACCATAATCTCTGGCATTATCTTGGAAATAGTCTTCATACTCTTCAATGCACGCATCAGCAATATCCATTGCTTGACTTGTGTCATTACTTTGCATAGCTTGCAACCACTCACCATACTTGTCACAATATTCGAGAATGTCATATAACTGAACACTCTCCCTGTGTCGGTAGGTTCTTCTTTGTGACACAATCCAACGTTCGTCCCATTCTGCCTCAAATGTAATATGTATGTTGACTACATCAGATGTAGCAAATATCATATTTTTAAGTTTTCCTATAGTATCCTTCAATGTTTCATGAAGGAACTTAGGTATTGCTTTACTCATATTTCTCCTTTTAGTATTGATAATCTGCCTGCCCCGTAGGGCAGGACTTGATTACCTGTTATTACTTGTTAGCTTTTTTCTTAGACTTAGTAGACTTGTTAGTCTTTTTAGTCTTAGATTTTTTGCTATTCTTATAGACGCCTTCCTTGTTATCAAACAATTTAGGTTGGTCTATAACCTCAGCACTTGGAATCTGTATTAACATTTCCTCGTGCATCAGCATGTCTATGTCTCTATCGTCCATGTTAAGGTTTTCATAACACCAGTCCAAAACTGGAGCTATTGATTCACAGTCTATTTCACAATATCTACTGTAAACACCTTCCACCTTGTTACCACATTCGGTACAAACTAGACCATCCCAAGTCAACTTGACTCGGAATGATGTCGTCAACTCTTCCAAGCTGACAACACCAAGCTCTTGAAACTCTCTCCAAACATCTGGATACCATGTCATCCAGTCATTGATTGAGTTATCATTGGTCATGTCGAAGTCATCATCTATGTTGATAATATCGCAATTATCAGACACTAGAGATGAACCAACTTTGGTAAGTCCTCCTTGGTTATGATTGATTCCTAACCACTTACGTGATTTGTAACTATCATTGGAGAACCATATACCCTTGTCCCAAGTACCGTGATAATCACCGATAATGTAAGTATCGTACTTAGTTGGAGCTGATGTCATGAACACCAACTTATTTCCGTAACCCTGGTTAATCATACCGTCAACCATGTCACAGAAGTAAGGGTCATCAAGTTTTGATACAGGGATATGCTTCATAAAGTATTCTATGAAGAACCTTGTATCAGACAAGTCAGACTTGACAGGTGGTATAAATGCCTCAGGCAAAATACCATTGTGTGCCATGACTGTATTCTTGTTAACTTGAAATGGGTGGTTGTTTTCAAGGCATATAGAACCATGAGTTGCTATTCTCATATGAACTAATATGTCTCTATTACCATACTTTTCTTGAACTTCAAGAACTCTAGCTATGAATACTTTCGCATCCATAGACTTTTCTGTGACAATTTGACCATTGTCAAAGTATGCTATCCCACCACCATCAGAGTTGCGTGACCACATCTCATCAAGTTGGGCTTCGGTTACTTGTGCTCCTGCTGGAACACTAGCTATAATACACAATTGTGTACCTCCTTATTTACTGTACGAATTTTTTGGGTATCGTACTATTAACCCAGTATCTACTATTAGATACCACAGAGCCCACCATATTTCAGATGGGCTCAAGCTATCTAGTTAGCTATAGTTAACAACAGTTTGTAAGTCAGAATGGTCTGACGTATCTACAATCTGTGTTTGTATTCTATTCAGATGACCTGTTCTGTTTAGATAACGTGTCAATTCTGGATACTTGTTGTCAAGTCCAGACATTACATACCATCTAAGGAACATGTCTTCATCTAGCATTTTGCTTACTAACTGAAACTCATCAATAGTGAGCGAGTCTAAGATATTTAAAGCAATACCATTGCCCGACACACTTGATTGATAGTTGTAAGTTACAGCATCAGAATAAAGTAATAGAGCTTCCATAAACTGAAAGTTTTTAATAAGTCTATCCTTCATTGTATTTGAAGAAAAGGCTCTTACTTCTAGTCTGCCTGGATTCTCTATGTTAATCCAACAACTCCTTTGTGGACTACTTCTATACCTGTTTAGGTATCTAGCAGTTGCACAAGCTACTCTTTGTTGATTAGTGAACTCATCTTGTGGATGAGCCTCACAACAAGGATTAGTTTCTGTATGGAATGTTGGTTCACTAAGATACATCCATTTTGCATACTCAACATCTACTCTTTGGTAGATGTCACCTAGCAAATTATGGTAATCACCTTCTGGCGTATGTTCAAAGTTAAACATAGCCATATTGTGAAATGCTATAAAGAACCAGTACTGTCCACTGCTTAGCACTGACTTAGGTATATTCAAATGAATACCACAACGTTTAGCGTGATATCCTCTGAAGTTTTCCTGCAGTGTAGCAAAGAACTCTTCTGGCAATCCTTTCAAGAACTCCCATGACATAGGTTGGAACTTGAATTCCATACCATGTCTACCAGTTGAGGTGTCGTATGTACCGACAGCTAACTGATTGTTGATAGTTCTCAATCTCTCATTTCCATAAGGAAAGTCCTTATGTAGAGGATTAAGGAAAGTAGATATACCTTTGCTTAGGTTATGTTCTGTTTTCCTATACTGCACTTCAAGCTCCATTCCTAACGGCATACCTTGTTTGGCATACTGTTTAGATTCATGTGCTCTGTTACGTTGTATATGATTACCATAACGGTCACTTGGCATGGCTACTACTTCACCATTTGTATTGGTTGTCCAATAACTCCAGTTAAGTTCATAACTGTAATCTTCATGCCTTACATTAGGCATAAATGGTAAGGTACCAACTTTGTCAGATATGAAATCAATCAAGTCGAATCTGTTTAGATTTCTTCTATCTTGAGTTCTGATATCGTCAATGTCAAAGTCCACTACATCTACATCACTACCGACATATCTAAATCTGCCTGTAGCTAAGTCGTAGAAGTCATGAAAGTATACTGTACATAGTACACATACTTTATGTGGTCTGACATTACCGTATCCATGACTCTGTTCAACAGTGAACATTTCAGTATTAGGATTGCATACGCTTCTACAGGTAGGACATTGCCTTCTTGTACGAGATTCCTCTCTTATGCTTACACCAGCCGTCAACTTGTTCTTATGTTGCTCGATACGATAGTGAGTAGCCACTGAGCCATAACGATTCTCTTCCCCGTCATAAGATAGAAACAACCAGTGTTTCATATCAGGACGTGAAGGGACAAACTCAAAGAATCTTACTCTAAGAGTTCCGTCTGCATGCTCGACTTCCCACTTTGTATTATTGATAACTTCTTCGGCTATTTGAGATAACTTGTCACGATAACTTATACCATTTACGTACTCGTTATTTATGCCAATAGAGCTATGTAAACTAGAGAATTGCTTCTCTGTAATTATACTTTTTACTCTATCTCTGAACATTTGATACTGTGTTTCTTCAGTTAGTCCTTGGAATTCCCAAGTATCCATGCCGTCATTTGGAAACAACCATCCGATTGAATCCTCATGCTCGTCAAAGTTAACTGAATTAAAAGCATCAATGAAATGCCGAACCATTTCCCCGAAGGGAAGGTTTGTTACTTTCAATAGTTCTCCTTTTATTGGTTATACGGATTGAGGTTGACGCTCAATCTGTAGTTTTTACTTTACATTATCAATACTGCTACGTCAACTCAATATTTATAATGTTGGTGTTAAACACCCTAGACCCACTACATGTAGTAGGTCCGAGCTATTTAACTAGCTATGAGATGCACATCAGAACATCTGCCACAGTTAAATGCATACATTACATCATTAAATGCAATTTTTGATTCAACTATATATAAGCCTGTACACAATGGCTTGGGTACAATCTTATGTATTCTGAGGTACAGGACAACGTTTCGCTTTTGCTTCAACGTATACCTCCTTATCTTTTAGTGATTCTCACAGACCCCACTGTTAATGAGGTCCGAGCTGTTTAAGCTATGAGAAGTCGTGCCCAATAACATCATCACAACAGTCAGTCGCTGGATAGAACATCATGAACTTTGGTGCTTCTTGAATTACACCTGCGTTAACGTATAGATACTTTCCATATACATTTACAGCAATCTCGATTCCTGCAAACTCGGTAGTATATCTACCTGTAACTAAACAGATGAGACAATCAATTACATGACTGAGTCTCTGTCTTAGGGTTCTCTTTATCATAGATTCTCCTTTTATTGGCTAATTAGGACTTTCCTAATACCCTAGAGCTCACGTAAATGAGCTCCGAGCTATTAGCTAGATTTTTCCTCCTTTAATATATCTATTGCATATTGCAGTCCTTCGTAGAAACCTATCTCCCAACTTTGATTATCCATTGGTTCTGCACCACTAATTCTTTTAATATTATTAGGTGCATCATAAGTTTCCTTATAGAACTTTTCACTTACTACTTGTCTTTTTAGTAGCAGCTCTAATGCTCTAGCCATTATTCTCCTTTCTTTAGTGGTATCATTGTTAATACCCTAGAGTTCACCTCATAAATGAACTCCGAGCTATTAGCTAGTTAGTCCTTGGTAAAATGGTGACACCCATTCCCCATCTATGACATTAACTTCAACATCATAAGGAATCATTCCTATGTATGCACTTGATGACATGTCACCACCAACCATAATGGCTAACATGGTCAACGATATTCTGTCAATATCATTTGCTCTAGGAACAAACATAAGTATTGCGTCAAGAATATCCTGAATCACAAACATATTTATCATTTCATTAGAGGGTCTTAGCTCTTCCTTATCGACAATTGTAAAATGGTCATCTGAAGGAGGGAACTTAATCCAACCTTTCAAGATGAAGTCAATTTCTTTGTCAATTAGTCGTGCTTTATCTTTTACCTTCTCCTGTATATCAGTTAAACCTGTAACTGTTACACCGAAGAACTCCGCGACAATGAGTCGCAACTTGCCCAATCTGGACATATAGTCTCCTTTGTTTAGTGGTATCATTGTTAATACCCTAGACCCCACTGTTAATGGGGTCCGAGCTATTAGCTATCTATCATTTCTTTAAAGAAACAATTGACATAGGCTGGTAACCAAACAAGACCCATAAGTTCTCGTTTTTCTTCTGGAGTAACATCCAAATTGAATGCATTCCATGTTTCTACCATTTCGTTTCTTGTATCTTTTGTCAAGATAACCTTGGTAGTATCTTTTAATTTAGGCATAAATGCCCTCCTTCTTTTAGTCGTACTAACCTTGTGTTAATACCTTAGACTCCACAGTTCAAGTTGCACCATGGAGTCCGAGCTATTAGCTTATATCGTACATAGCTTCTAATGCGTTAGGATTACGCACTATATCTTTGGTATCGATACTTGGCATATAGTCTCCTTTCTCTTTTAGTTAGCTTATGTTTAACTCAGCTACAGTCTGTTCAACTGTTTGCTTTGTTTCATGTGCAGTTCTTACGACTTTATCCATCGCATGAAATCTACACAGGACCTCCCTCTTATCCAATTGATTCTGGATATAAGGTGGGTATGTACACTGTAACTCCTCCGACTTAGAAGACGGAAGTGTTTTGATACATTGCATATGCATCTCCTTCTCCTATCAACATAGATAGGTCAATGCCCACAGTTTCCCATGGGCATTATCTACCTACTAGCTTTCTTGGAATATAGCTATACCTGAATGGTCATAGCATTCGCAATCAACTGCATCACCTAGTTCGTTGGTGATATGTAGCATTGTCACACATATTTGCCACATGTTTAATGGCATCATACGCTCTCCTTTCTCTTTTCTTACTACATGTATCAGCAGGGGGTTCTGGTCCAAAATGTGTTTGGATACAGTTATCCCCCGCCGATACGGTAAGTCTTGAATTTCCGTACGTTGGTGAAAAGCCTAAAATGAGGATGTACTCAGAGCACGAGAAAGGCATTAAACATGCTCTCAGTAATCCGCACCTCGCAAGAGGCTAACTGTTTGTTGTAAAAAATTCCCACAAGGGATGGTTGACTAGCACTTGAACTAGCCAACCAACCCCTCGGCTGTGGTTGATTACGAACCAAGCACTGACCAAACCTTAGCCAATGCTTGCACATCTGCTAAAGGGTCATGCTCATCGTAATCTCCAAATCCGAGCTGGTGATGTAAATGGGTCAACCTGTGACCTTTACAAAATTTCCCGCAATTTGGATAGTGAACCTCTGCCTTGGGATACACTCTCACTGCTCTCTTCTTTGAACAGACAAAGTCTGTAGAAGGGAACAGGTCAGCAAGTGAAGCCTGTACGCCAGTGGACACCTCACAACTATCCTCAATAACCTTTCGGTCAAAGTCTAAGTTGTGAACCACAACTCTGGCTTCAGATAGTAACGGAGCAAGCTCCTTTAGCATCTGAGCAGGAGAGATACCCATCATAGCCTCAGAGCAATCTGTGTTTTTAGCACTGATTGGCTTATCTTCGGGGTACCACTTAGTGAGTTGTTTTAAGTATATGCTTGGTGGACAAACATATTCCCTGTACACAGTTTCACCATCTGCGGAGCAGATAGCTATTTCTGTGAGGTCATCCCACTTGTATGGGTCTCCAGCCGTAGTTACTTTCGAGAATGGATTCCCGAATAACCACGAGCCAGTGGTCTCTGTATCTAGGAACAGTGTCCTAGGACTGTCTTTTTGGGACATGATACAGTCTCCTATTCTGTCGAACTTTCGTATTGGGCATCGACTACTCCCAGCTTTTAGTTAGTACCTTTCTTACCAAACAGTTCCCTGTAAGGTTGGTACTTATCTAACGGGTCAGTTACGTTGAACTTCTCCATTAGATATTCAGTTGCATATAACCATATCCATGCTGATATCAATGTCAAAGCAATTCCTACTAGGAATGCCAATGATATAAGTGGATATATCCAATGTGTTGGCGTCATATGTTTCTCCTTTCCACAATGTTTCCATTGTTTATCTTTTGTAAGTCTCTCCACTGTTTATCGTGAAGAGATTGTTTACAATCATTGCAGATAAACTTAGCTCTTGGTCTAAGAGTTAGTTTTTCATCTCTGCATTGAGTGCATGTTTGCTTAGAAGCAATCATTTGATTCTCCTTATCTGATATACTGTTGTATACCTTCGGCTACTCCATTACTGAAGTAGCACAAGCTATACGACAAGCTAGGTCACTAGTGAAGAGCTTGACGGAGGGTAGGTGGTCTAAAACCATACTGGGGGTATGGCTTCGACTAAGCTGACTGAACAGCACACTTCCCTCTCGGCAAGATTCATCTAGGTTGTTTGATATCAAGCTTGGGACTTGATATCTGGGAGGGTGTCTCCCAATGTGTCACGCTCTAAGGAGATAGAGCCACACACACTGTAGGTTTTCCAACCACTGGCACTCTACAGTAACCAGCTTGGGGCGTCAGTCCAATAGATTAGGACGCAATACATGTATAGTCTATTAGTGGAAGTTTGGAGCTTTACGATTCAAGATTACTACGGCTTCTCTCAACCTTTCAATTAAACATCTGCGGATGTTCTTGAATCAACCACGTGAGACTATCACGCTATAAACTAATTGTTCACTACATTACTGCAGTTACTAGGTTGTTACCCTCTCTGTTTTTTGAGACAGATGACCCGCTCCACCACACTGCAAGCAGTGGATGGACGCTGTACCCATATCAAGAGTCGAACTTGATTGAAGACCGTCATGGGTTAAAGGTATTACCAGCCTGACCATGTAGTCAGACAACTAATATCATTCAGCCACCCGCTAGTGTTTGGGTGGCTCTATGATATGCAGGTTATATACCAGTCCTGCTCTGGTTATACTTGAAATACGTATCGTTATAGCTGACTAGACATTTCAGATACGTATACAAGTACTAGATAGTAAATGCTTAATTAACTATATATAAAAGGATTAAGCTCTTCACGAATCTTACGATGTACAGAATAAATCTGTTCTTGTAAGGAATCGTTTCTAAGCTTCATCTTATATACGCTATAAGCTAGAACTAATACAAGCACGAACAAACCAAAAGTTATGTTATACAGAACATCTGTAATACTAAACAAATTGTCAATTCGAGTATCAATTCTATTGACGTTGGACTCGGTAAAGTTAACGAGCTCAACATAGAAGTCGACGATTGTTTCCAATCTAATCTCTCCTTTCTAAGCGTATATGCTTACTTATTGTTCAGCATAAGAACGCTCAAGCACCTAGAGGGTAGTCATCCCCCTAGGTGTCGTGTGCCTAATCAGACACACTAAGTAGTTACGCCCAGTCTAAGGACGTAGCTTGCTCTTCAACTGTTATACAGTTTTCATGAGCAGTTTCAAGCTTGTGCTCCTGTACTTGTAGTACAAGTTGCACTTTAGCCATCCACCTTTCTGCAAGCTCAGCAGTCTTATCTTCAGAGAGATAGTTACTACCATCTTTGAAGTAAGACTCACTAGAGCACTTACAGCTGATGAACCACTTCTTAGAGCTGTCATCATATGAAACCCTTATGCCACCAGCATTGATGTCATAAGTAGTTCCATTAGAGTGGTGCCCAGTTGCACCAAGTGAGATAAGCTTTTGCATTATCTCGTTGCTGTAGCTAAAAGAAACTACAGTGTTGGTTTTTATACTGTCCAACAACACAGTGATTGCATTCTGCAATATATACCTCCTAAGGTACTGACAGTTTGATGGTACTGTCTTAACCAATTGTGAGTCAATATTGATTTCGTGAAGGTAGAGGGGGTACCTTAGAAATCGCTACTGTAACACAACAATAACGCTAAGCACCCCGTACAAAAATCTCTTGTTTTCGAGTCTGACCATCTATACACTTTGCTCTATATAAGGCTATATCCTTGGTTTAAACCTGATATAATGGTTTTCAAGATGGCTAGACCTACTAAATTAACCCCACAATTGATAGAAGACATTACTAACTGGCTTAAACTCGGCTATTATCAGGAAGACGCTGCCACTATGGTTGGTATTTCGCCCTCAACCTACTATGAATGGATGAAAAGAGGCGATAAAGTCATTGAAAAGGCAGACAATAAGATGTTAAACCCACCAAACACTGAGGATGATGTCGAGATAGTCCCAGGGGATGCAGCTGTCGAGGGTGAAGTGATAGACCTGTATTCAGAGTTTTCGGAGGCAGTAAAAAAAGCAAGAGCCGAAGCTGAGGGTGCTCACATACGTAATATACGTAGGGCTTCCGATAATGGTGTATGGCAAGCTAGTGCTTGGTGGCTAGAGCGAAGTTTCCCTAAGAAATGGGGTAAGAGGTCGAGCGTAGAGATAGGTGGCGAAGGTGGAGAGCCTATTAAATTTGAAATTTCCTACGGGGATTAGGCTTAGTACCCTCTACGAATATCTCTTGTTTCAATGTCATATCATAGATACACACATGTTGTGTCCCTTGTGTCCCCTGTTACCCCTTCTCTAAATTAGACATCATATCAATCTGCATTTAGTTTTCTTAATAAACCTTTTAAGAGTTAATAGATTTGTTTAAGGTTATGTATATATGGATAAGGTAAGCCTATTAGCAGATGTCTTAGGAATTCCAGAGTGGTATTCAGACGCTGCTTGTAACACAGTTGTTCACCCAGAACTTAATGCTGATGAATGGTTTCCAGAACGAGGCAGTTCTACTAAAAAGGCAAAAGAGATATGTAACAAATGTCCAGTAATAGAGCCTTGCTTAGAACAAGCTTTAGAACGAGGAGAGCGTTTTGGGATTTGGGGAGGAAAATCAGAAAGAGAACGTAGAGCTATTCGTAAAGAACGTAAGATGAAACCTATCGTTGATAATGATGATGATGATGTTTCTTTAGGAGATTTATTAAGGTAAGTCGTCTTCTGTTAATGGACGAAATTCATAATCAGATTCAAAACGATTATCATAATCCCACTTACTTAATCTATTAAGGAATAGAGCAATCTCTTTGAATGTATATCCTATTAAAAATCCAATTACGTAATCCATAGCTCTCAATATTAGAACATTTGTTCTAAAAGTGTGGTAAGAAATGTTAAAAACATGTTAAATGAAAACAGTGTGATAAGGTAAAGAAACTATGAACTATATTCTCGGCGGAATCAGATTTAAAACGAAACCAATCAAAGATAACTTAGAAAATCTTTGTGTTGAAATGATTAAAGACAAACAAGTAGTAGATACTTTTAGAGTTCCTGTTGGATTGACCCATAATGAAACAGTTCAAAGAATTTCTTTTGTTGTTTTATCAAGTTACCCTGCATTGTCAAATACCACAGGTTTCTCTATTAAGAGCTAAAGTTAAATTGTCGGCATCCACACCGACCTCCTCCCATCATCGGCTCTCTTAGGAGAGCTGTATCTAAAACAAACATCTGTTAGGATAACTATATGTCAATATTTATAGCAATGCCAACAATGCACGATACTGAATTACTACCTACAGTTTTTGATGCATTTGAAAATGCTAAATCACACGACATACATTTTGGAATTAGATTTTTATCATCATCACCAGAAGAAGAACAAAAACTCTCAACTCTTATCTCTACCTTTGGTGCAAACATTAAAGGATACTTTGATTATATAAACGAAGATAATAGATTAGATAAGATTGGTACTGGTAAGGCTAGGAAAGGTGTCTCTGAATTATATGATGGAGAAGACTTCGTTCTTTCTATTGATAGCCATACTAAGTTTTCTAAAAATTGGGATGAGAAATTATCTTGGCTTTATGAAGACGCTATTAACTTGACTGGTAATAAGAAATCAATTATTACTGCATATCCTTCTAAGTATGCTTATAAAAACGAAGAAAGAGTTTTAATAGATAACAAGAATCTATATCCATACATTGGATGGGAAGAAGAATGGGACTTAGAACTTTATCCTTTTCTTTCACAACCAATTTGGCAATATTGCTTACCCTGGATGGTAAAAGATACTATTGAAGATAAAAGAAAGTTAATCCCTACTGGTAAATTTAGTTACAACTTTTCTTTTAGTGGTGAAAACTTTCTTTATGATGAAGACCCAGAAATGCTGATGATGGAAGAAGATATGTGTAAAACATTTAAATTGCTCAATGATGGTTGGGAACTTGTTTATCCAAATACACAACCGATTGTTGGTCACATGTACAACACAGAGATAAGCTCTGAAGGTGGAGGAAGGGCTTATTGGCATCACTTTGTTAGTCCTGAAGAAAAAGATATGTTAGAGCAAAAAGAAATGCAAAACTTTATTAGATACTATGAAGACCCCAAACTACAAGAAACTATAAAAAGATATGAAAAATGGATGAATGTAGATTTTAAAGAGAAATCTTTACATAACTATCATATACCTTCAGATTGGTTTAATAATGAAATATAGACCTTTACCCGAATTTCTTACCATTAATGAATCTAACATTGACGGATTAGGACTATTTTCAACAGGTACAATAGAAAAAGGTGTTAAAGCTGGTATTACTCACATAGAAGACCCTATAACTACAAAATTATATAGAACGCCTTTAGGTGGTTTTATCAATCATAGTGAAGAACCTAATGCAAAAATTGTAGAAGTCCAAAGAGTAAGATATTTATATTTTTTAAGAGACATTGAATCTGGAGAAGAAATCACTGTTAAATACAGCATGTACGACCCTACTGAATTATCCTAATTGGTATGCCTAGATATGAACACAAATGTATAAAGGATATTTGCGAATTTTTATTTGAAGTTACTTACGGAATAAAAGAAGAACCTAAAATAAATTGTCCCAAATGTGAAAGTCCTACTCAAAGACAAATTTCTCGTAATGTCATGTTTGAAACTCCAGTTGATGTAGAATGGGAAAAAGACCCAAGTGATTTAACAACTACTTCTTATCAGAAGTATCAAAAAGCTAAGAAAAGGAAATTTAGATGGTAGACAACTATGAGTTCTGGGACCCCGATAAAGAAACTCACAAAGAATTTAAAATGCGTACAAAAGGTAAAGGTATGCGTGGTGGTGTAGGTAAAAAGAAAAATGCAGTAAAACCTGAAGGTGGTTTATCTAAAATAAGACAACAAGCTTTACAAAGAGCTAAATATGCATGTGAATGGGAAGACTGTGGTAGTAAACAATGGTTAGAACTTGCACATATACTCGATATAGGAATGGGTGGAAGAAGTGCAGATAAGAAATATGATTTAGATAATGTTTGCATACTATGTAAATATCATCACGATATTTATGATGGTAGAGATACTAAAGGTAGTAAAAGAGCTTATAGAGAATTGTTAATTGGCTACCTTAATATGAAATATAAATTTAAACCATAAAATGCCTGTATACGTACCAGAACTTCCAGGACTTCATGACAATCAAAAAGAAGTAGCTAGTTCAGATTCAAGGTGGAAAATACTTTGTGCTGGTAGACGTTTTGGTAAAACAAGACTTGGAATCCACATGTGTATGGAAAGAGCTTTAAATGGTGGTAGAGCATGGTGGGTAGCTCCTACATTTGCAATTGCTAGAGTAGGTTGGAGAGCATTAGAAAATGCTGCTTATTCTTTTCCAGAAGAAATTAGACCAAAAGTTTCTTTAGCAAACATGGAAGTTATTTTTCCTAATGGTGGCTCTATATCATGTAAGTCTGCTGATAACCCTCAAAGATTAAGGGGTGAAGGTTTGGACTTTTTAGTAATGGACGAAGCTGCTTTTATTAAGCCAGATGTTTGGCAAGAAGTATTAAGACCTACTCTTACTGAAAGAAAAGGTTCTGCTTTATTTATTAGCACTCCAATGGGTATGGATAATTGGTTTTACGATTTATGGACAACTGCTGAGAAAGCACCTAATTGGGAAAGATTTAGATTTTCTACATACGACAATCCTATGATAGATAATGATGAAATTGATTCTGCTAAAGATGAAGTAGGTTCTATTGTTTTTGCTCAAGAATATTTAGCAGAGTTTGTTGATGCTGGTCAAGGAATGTTAAAACCAGAATGGATGACATACTTTGACATAAAAGATAGATTATATATTGGTGGTGGCTCTCAATGGAATCCAGCAGAAATGGTTCACTTTGGAACTGCTGACTTAGCTGTTACTACTAAAACAGAATCAGACTATACAGTAATTTTGTCTTGTGCTATTTCACCAGACATGAAATTGTTTGTTGAAGATATGGTAAGAGTAAAAATAGAAGGTCCAGATATTGTTCCAACTATTCAACAGTTATATAATAAATACAAGTGGGCTCATGTATGTATGGAAAAACAAAACTTTACAAAAAACTTTACACAGCTAGCACAACGAACTGGAATGAGAGTTAGAGAAATGGACACTTCTAAAGATAAAATAACACAGGCTTTGCCTTTATCAGCTAGGATGGAGTCAGGCGATGTGCTATTTCGTCGTAATGCATCGTGGTTAGAAGAACTAGAGAGAGAATTAATGACCTTTCCCGTTGGTCGACATGATGATATTGTCGACGCATTAGTATTAGGAGCACAAAGCCTAGTACAGAGGAGAAGCTGGGTAGCATATTAAATGGCAGAAGATAAAAGTTTTTTACAAAGAGCAACAGAATACTTAAATAAACCAAGCGAAGCTTCACTTCGTAAAATGGCTGGTTACAATCAAAGTATATCTAGCAGTAGAGATTCATCAATTTTTGGTTACAATTCAAGTGCTGGTTTTTGGGAAACAGCAGATTTAAAAGAGATAGGTGACGGTACAGGTAACTCTGCAGTTGTCGCCTGTCTAAACGTTCTTGCAACTTCATTTGCTGAACCAATGCTACAAGTTGTTAAAAGAGACCAGAAGTTTGGTGATAGAGAAGTAGATTATAAACATCCTGTTACTGAACTATACAGAAGACCAAATGAATTTATGTCTGCAAGTCTTTTATCTCATTACATAGTTATTTCAATAAGTGCTCATGGTGATGCTTTTATTTATAAAAATAGAAACAGTCAAGGTAAGGTAGTTGGATTAGTTCCATTAATGCCTGAGCTTGTATCTGTTAGGGGTAATGAAAGTAAACTAATTACTCATTATGAATATTTTGCTCACGGTTCTAGTTCTGGTGAGCCTATGAAAATAAAAAACGAAGATGTTATTCATATTAGACAGGGAATAGACCCAAATGACCACAGACGAGGTCATGCTCCTCTCAAATCTATCTTAAGAGAATTAATTGGTGATGAAGCTGCTGGTCAGTATGCATCTGCGTTGTTAACTAATTTAGCAGTTCCAGGTGTTGTATTATCTCCTAGAAATGATGCAATGGGTGGTCCTACTAGAGAAGAAGCAGAAGCTATTGCTCAATCATACAAACAAAAGTTTGGTGGAGCTAATAGAGGTTCTCCAATGGTTTTATCTGGTTCAATGGCTGTAGAAGTTGTTTCTTTTTCACCAGACCAAATGAAATTACAAGAACTTAGAAGACTACCAGAAGAAAGAGTTTCTGCTGTTTTAGGTGTACCAGCAATTCTTGCTGGACTCGGAGCTGGTTTGGACGCAGCTACTTACAACAATACTGCTGAACTTAGAGAATTTTTTACAGAACAAAAACTAGTTCCTTTATGGAAAACAGTTGCTAATGAATTAACACATCAATTATTAATACCAGATTTTAATGACTCAAGTTTAATGTGTGATTATGACGTTATGAATGTACGTGCCTTACAAACTGACATGGATGCTCTTTATAAAAGAGTAAACATGGGTGTTTCAGGTGGTTGGATAACAATCGGTGAAGCTAGAAAAGTAGTTGGTTTGGATGTCGATGATAAGCACGAAGTATATTTACGACCATTAAACATGTTACAAGTACCTGCTGATGGCTCTGAACCAATAGTAGAAGAACCAAAAGAAGAACCAGACGAGGAACCAAAGTTAGAAGCTGCTTCATCAGAAGCAAGTTACGAAGCTAAAATGTTAAGACAAATATTTGATTCCAAAATGGATAGTGTAGATGCCGCACCAGAGACAACAAGACAAACTATTGCTACGACACCTTCAAGAAACATGGACATGTTTACTACTAGAGAAGCTGCTGAAGAAAGAGCAATACAAATGGGTTGTGAAGGTTCTCATACTCATAAAATAGAAGGTATAACTTATTACATGCCTTGTAATTCTCATGAGAGTTTTGAAAATACTAAAAAATCTTTTATAGATGGTATTATAGAAGAATTAAAGGTTTCTACAGAAGAAGCTGAAGTAGTTATGGAACAAATCTTTGAAATGGAACCAGAAAATATTAAAAACGAAAAACCTAAAAAAGACAGAACTAACTTTCCAAGTCCTGGTGACGATAAACTTGTAAGAATATCAAATTCAAAATATAAAATGTTTCCTTATGGTTATGCAAAAAACCTAAAAGAGAATTACCCAGAAATATGGAGACGAGGTGGAAATGGAGGAAATCCTCCTACCTCATTTACAGGTAATGATGCTTTTAACAGATGGGGTAAATACCAATCTGGTGATAGAAGTGAATCAGTACTTAACTGGGTACGTAGAAGAGAACGTTTTATGGGAAGACATCAAAACAACAACAGATTAGCTGGTGTTGTTGCCGCTATTAAATGGGGTGGTGTTCTTAACATGGGTGTTCCTGCTATGAAAAAAGTTATTTCTGACCAAAAAAAAGTAGTACGTGAAAGGCGAAAAGAAGCCTATGAACTTGCTAATAAAATTGCTGATGAAAATGCTGCTAAAGCAGTATCAGCTAGAATCAGAAAAACACTAAGTAATAAAGTTGAAGAACACAACTCAAAAAATCCAAAACACAAAGCTAATCTTAGAACATTAATTTCTGTGTTTCGTAGAGGTGTAGGTGCTTATCGTACAAGCCCTGGTTCAGTTAGAGGTAATGTTACATCTGCCGACCAGTGGGGCGTAGCCAGAGTTAACGGGTTCCTTCATGCATTGAGAACTGGAAGATTTAAAAGAAAACCTTATGACCAGGATTTACTTCCTTCATCACACCCACTCTCATCTAAAAAGGGCAATGATGAATCAAAAGCAAGTTCTGTTCGTGTAGGACAATCTGTAAGTTGGTCAATCAATAAGGACCCCGACCCACCTTCAACAGTTCATGGTGTCGTAACAAGTGTCAATGGAAAAGACTCAGAAGCTACTATGTTAGTTTGGGCAATAATGGAAGATGGTAGCCATAAGAAGACTGATAGAAAAGTTACTATGCCTATCTCTAAGTTGACAGTTATTAAAGACATTACTAAATAATACCACGCACTTCTTAACTATTTGTTATATTTATTAATATATGCACCTAAATAAATCTGTTAACAGTTTATATAGGAGATACACTCGTGAGTGAAATTAAAAATATCGACTTAGAATTTAAAGCGGACGGTGAAGGTAAAGTTTCTGCTGTATTCTCAGTTTTCAATACATTAGATAGTGACGGAGACGTAGTAGTCCCAGAAGCTATAAAATCAGGATTTAAATCAGGTTCAGTTCCAATGGTATGGGCTCATAAATGGGATATGCCAATTGGAAAAGGTGCAATCAAACAAGATGGCGATAAAGCTACTTTTGAAGGTGAATTTTTCATGGACACAGAATCTGGTAAAGAAGCATACAATTTAGTTAAAGCTATGGGAGACCTGCAACAATGGTCTTTTGGTTACAGAGTTAACGATTCAGAAAGAGGTAAATTCAAGAGCGGTGATACGGATGTTGACGCAAGATACTTAAAAGACTTATCAGTCTATGAGGTATCTCCTGTTCTAGTAGGTGCTAATCAAGATACATACACAATGGCTATTAAATCTAATAAAGAACTATTAGAAGAAATGGCTTCTGAAAAAGGTGTACTTGGACATTCTACATTTTTAGAAAACGAAGAATCAGAGGAAGAAGTTGAAGAAGAGAAATCAGGTTGCGATTGCAACTGTTCAACACCTCTAGTAGATAATCCATCAGATGAAAAAAGTTATGGACATTGTGACTATAACAAAACTGGTAAATGTGCCAAAGATATGAAAAAGTCTGATGATGAAGAAGTTTCAGAAAAAGGAAAACCTTTTTCAGAAGAAGTCAAAGACGTGCTTGCTGCGTTGAAAGACTTGATGACACGAACTAACGCCATTGCGATGTTACGTGCCAAAGATGGAAGGAAAATAGGCGTTAAGGCTACTGAAGCACTCAGGACAGTTCAGGACGACTTACAAGAAGCTTGGACCGAATTGGACCAATTTATTGATAATGTCGGAACCGAAGGTGCTTTAGAACTTGACTTAGAAGAAGAACAATCTGAAGAAGTTGAAGAATTTGTTGATGAAGCAAATAACTCAACTGACGTTGTTGAAGCAGAGCCAGAGACAGAAGAAGAAGTAGTAGAGGAACCTACTGCTGAACCAGAAGTTGAAGCTGAGATTGCTGAAGACACTCCAGAAGATAACACTGATTCAGTTGAGTCTGAAGACCTTGATGAAGAAGTGTGGGCAGAATCTCAAAGACTAATAGCTGATGCTGTTGTTGCTGAGGCTTCTGACGACGAACAAGTATAAGAATATCTAATAGGAGATAATTACAGTGAGTAAAGTAGAAGAGCTTAGAGAAAATATCGCTAAGTCACGTGAAGAACTTAAATCTGTATTTGATGCTCCAGCTGAAGAAGGCAAGTACTCTCATGACCAAAAAGAAAAAATTAAAGGTCTTAATGAGGAACTTGCTGGTTCATTAGACGAGCTAAAGATTGAAGAATCTAAAGCTGCTAATGAAAAAGCTATGGAAGTTAGCAACGAAGTTGTTAATGAACTTCCTGTAGCCGAAGAAGCTCCAGCTGGCGTTAAAACAATAGGTGAGCAATTCACAAACACTGATGCTTATGCAAAATACATGAGCAATGGTGTTAAAGGCGTAGATTCTCAAGCAGAATTTAAAACAACATTAAATACCACAGGTTATCCACCAGAGTCATTAAGAGCACCTGGAATATTAGAGACCGCTCTAAGAGACCCAAATGCAATAATTGGATTGTTTGACCAAATTCAAACAGACCAAAATGCTTTTGTATATCTCGAAGAGACAACATTCACAAACAATGCAGGTGAAATTGCAGAAGCAGGAGACATCTCCTCTGCAAACGAAGGTGCATTGGCATTTACAGAGAGAACAGAAAGCATTCGCAAGATTGCTACTTTCTTACCTGTAACTGATGAATTGTTGGCTGACGTTTCTGGTATCCAAGGTTATGTTAATTCACGTCTCACCACAATGATGAGATTAAGAATGGACAACCAATTACTAAACGGTAATGGTTCCGCTCCAAACTTGACTGGTGTATTATCAAAATCTGGTATTAACACATTTGACTACTCTGCATTCAGTGGAGAGTTAAACAGACTTGGACAAGTGTATCAAGCAATTACTGAAATCAGAAAAGACTCTTTCGTAGAGCCTGATGCAGTTGTTATGCACCCAAGTGACTGGTATCAAATCGTTACAGCAGTAACAGACCAAGCAGGAACATCCTCAGCTGGTTATGCAAGCAAAAACCCATTAATAGTCGCCGCTGGTGGCTTTGGTGGAGACGTTGCTGCAAGACTCTGGGGTCTTAAAGTAGTTCCAAGCACAGCAATCGCAGAAGGTACCGCATTAGTCGGTAAATTCGGTGGTGGCGATGCTGCTCAAATTGTCATGAAGCAAGGTGTAGACCTAGCTATATCTGACAGCCATAGTGACTTCTTTGCGAAGAATCAACTAGCTATCAGATTAACCATGAGAATGGGCTTTGTGGTCTATAAACCAACAGCTTTCTGTTCTATAACAAACTTCTAAGTTTGATTTAGACGATAGTTTAGATAAGGGCTTCTTCGGAAGCCCTTTTCTTTTAACAATATAGGAGAAAATAATACCAAATAATTTGGTTTAATAAGTTAGGATTAATCATTATGTATACAATTCCAGAAAAGAACATTTATAAGCTACCTGACGGAAAGCTATGGGAAGGTGACGCAAATGATGTGCCATATTCTCAAGCAGACCTAATTGCTAAAGCTGGTAAAGAATACCCTACTGAATGGCTCAAAGAGCAAGGTTGGGGTAAGAAAGCTAAAGCTGAGAAAAAAGCTCCAGCTAAAAAAGCTCCAGCTAAAAAAGCTCCAGCTGAAAAAGCAGTTAAAAAATCAGACGTAGAAGATAAAGCAGTTAAAAAAGACGTCGAAGACAAATAGGAGGTCTAAATGGCTTTCTCAACGGCAGCTGATGTCGAGTCATATACTCAAATAGATTTTGACTCTAGTATAGAGACACATTTAACGAACAATTTAATACCATTTGTTGATGCCGCTATTGAACAATATGTTGGATATACATTAGCACATGGCACTAAAACAGAAACCTTTACAGGGGACCAAACTAAAGAAATTTTCTTAAGACACTTACCAATTCATTCAATTACTTCTGTAGTAGAAGATGGTATTACTTTGACAGAAGGTAACGAGAGTGATTTTGTCTTTTACGATAGTGGCAGATTAAGAAGATTAGGTAAGAGATGGTCTTATGCTAAAGAACAGAACATTGTAGTAACTTATGTATCTGGATACACAGCATTTAATGGTGGAGTATCAACTGATTTACCAATACAAATAAAAATGGTTTCTTCAAGAGCTGCTGCAAGAATACTAGAAAACACTTTATCAGTATCATCACAACAAGAACCTGGAGAAATATCCGCACAAGGTTCTTCGACTGCTGGTAATTTTAATTTAGCAATGTCAGAAAGAATAGGGGATTATTCAGCAGATTATGGAGTAGGAACTGAAGCACTGTCTTTAGCACCTCTAACCAATGCAGATATGAATTTGCTAGCCCCCTATAGAAAGTCTTATTTTGTATAATGCCAAACAAGGTTACTCCTACCATAGAAGAAGCAAACCAACTCTTTAAAGATAAACCTCATTATAAATTAAAAGACTGGGCTAAGGAGTGGGGTGTCTCAATAGAAAGAGTAAGGCAAATCAAAGAACAAGCAGGTATAGTCCCTATGTCTGAAATAGATACACGTATTGTTAATACAATTGTTCAAAGAATAAAAAATGGTGAATCAACTTTGACCAATAGAGCTTTATATTCTGGACTACCTATTGGATATGACAGATTTAGAAGTTGGATGATAAAAGACCCAAGCATAAAAGAGGAATGTGACCTAGCTAGAGAAGAATACTTGTCATCTGACAAAACTGAAAAGAAATGTTATAAGTGTGAGTTAATATTAAATGTTAATAATTTTAACAAAAGTCAAAAATATAATGATGGATATAACAGATATTGTAAAGATTGTCAGTCAAAAGTTATTGATGAGAATGAAGATATTAAAAGAAAAACTTGTTTTATGTGTAAGAAATCACTCTCTACTAAAGGCTTTAATAAAAATAGAGCTATGAAAGATGGATATTCTTTGTTTTGCAAGAACTGTCAATCAAAAGAACGTAGAACCAAGAGAAGACTAAATAACATAATCTAATAATGTTGATGCTAGATTTATAGTATGGCAGGCTCATATCCCGAACGTTTATTAATACATAGAGTTACTATTCAAAGAACTACAGGTTCAAATATAGATACTCGTGGTTTAGATTCAGATATATGGACAGATTCAAGTACTAATATACCTTGTAGGTTAATGTTTCTTAGTGAAACAGAAAATAGAGATGGTAGGAATACAGTTATTGAAAATTGGACAGGTTACTTTACTGGTACTGTCGACTTAAAAGCTTCTGATAGACTTTATTGGAATTCAGAAAATAAATATTTTGAAATTACCAGTTTAAGAAAAAGTCACAACAGAGTAGGAAGATTATTTTCCGTAACAGCTGATTTAACTTATTTCGAGTAATGGCTAATCAAAGCACCAAAAAAATTGCTAATCAGTTTGGCGAAACTAGAGTAACCACTTCTAAAAAATACGTTTCAGAAGGTCGTAAAGATATTATTATATCTAGTAAGACTGAAGCTACAATGTTTAAAACTCTTAGATATTACAACTGGTCTAAATCCTTTGGAATGAAAACAGATTTTGCTAATAAATTATCTGATGGTAGTTATAGTGCTCTTCAAACTTTAAACACTATATCTGCATTTGTAACTTCTGATAGTCTAATGCGTTCTATTGCTGCTCGTTATGGTTGGGTTGTAGCTGGTAGAGCTTTTGGTAAAGTACAAGGTAAAATGTTACCGCAAGGTGGTGGTCCTTTTGGTAGGTTTATGCGTGTTAAGGGTGGTCAATTTTCAAGAAAAGTTTTAGGTAATTTTATGAATTATTTTACTTCTACTGAAATGAAGTTTGAAAATGTTGGAAAAACACAAAGGAGTATATTAAAAGAATTGCAGGGAGCAGATAGCACTGGTCCTACATGGGCAGGTATGGCACTCTCTGAAGCTATTACAGGAGCACCAGACCCTTTTGCTACACAAGCACATAAAGTAATGAGAGATGGGAGAATTGGTACTACTGATAAAGCAGCAGGATTTTCTGATGGTGAGTCAGGTAAGACAGAAGCTTATTTAAGTAAAAGAACTGATGTTTTACAGAAAATGTCTCAATCTGGTATGAGTGCTCCTGAGATGACATACTTAATAAAAGCTATGGAACAAGGTGGAGACCCTGATGATATTATGGCTAAATATCAAGATTTGAATAAAAATATTTTTAACTCTTTAAATAAACATGAAAAGTTTAGCAAAGATAGTTCGAGAGTTGTGAAGGGTAAACAGGACATATATAGTGTAACAGGAGAAATGGAAAAAGGAGCATATAATACTGAAGAACGTACAGAATATACTGAAGAGGGTTACGGAGCACACACAGCATTTGATGAAGATATTTCAGTTACTCAACAAGAAAAAGTTGCTTCAGTATTATCAGAAGCATTAGGAATTGATTTATACGAGGGTCCAATGCAAATATTTGAAAGTTTTTTTGGCGGGTCAAGTATACAAATGGGTCCAGATGCTTTGAAATATGGTAAAACAACTAAAACAACAAGGATGGAACAATTGTATGACCAAAAAGGTAAAAGAGCAGAAAAAATTGAAGTTGTTACTGGTGGTACTTTAAAAGATAAAACAGGTGAATACAGTCAAATTGATTCACAAATAGACCAAAATAATTATAGAACTGTACGTTCATCAAATAATATTAAAGAACATAATTACATAGCATCAAGACCACAAATAGTTAAAGGTTTAAGAATAATGGATGCTAAAAATATGCATAAGAAAAATCCTAAAGGTGGGTTTTTAGTTTATGGTATTGAGTTAGCATCTCATAAAAATATCAGAGATATACAGCAAATAGAATACGGTGGTCCTGCAACAGATAGAAGTAGAGGTTTACAAGCTAGAACTGATAGGTTTGTTTATCCTAGAAGTATGTTTGTTCATAAAGCAGCACAAGCAGCTGCAAATAAACTTGGTATAGAAGCAGACTTAAAATTTTCTAAGAGAAGAGGAGATGTTATGGGCACTCTCCGACAAAGAAGAACAAAAGCTATATCTAATTATCAAAAGGATAAAAACCAAAATAATGCTAAAAATGGTGGATACACAATGATGGTTGACAATAGAGTCAGAGAAATATTAAAAAGAGATTTAAAAGACGCTAGAAACCCAAGACTTAGTGATGGTAACAAAGTTCATTTTGGTGATATGAAAGTGTCAGATGATGTATTTCAAGCAGGTGCATATAACAGATTTATTAAGGGTCAAAACGCAATTGATGTAATGGATTCACAGGGTAATGTGGTGAGAAGAAAATTAGACCCATCAGATTATCCACCAGAATTTAAAAATGCTTTTGATAAATTAAGAGAAGATTTAAAAAATAATTTAAAACCTGTATCAGGAGATATGCCTTTATCAGATGAATATTATTTATCAAGAGCATTTACTAAGTCTGACGCAAGAAGAAGGCAAACTCAAATTTTAAGTGATGATTTAGGAACTAATGAATTTGGTAATAGAAGACAATTAGACCCGACTCAGTTAAGAAGACAGAATTTTAGGGTTAAGGGTGGTGTATGGAGACCTGAAGATATATTAGACCAAGCATTAGCTGAATCTCAACAAGAATTATTTCCTGAGTATATGAGGGCATTAAGTATTGGTCAAACAGAACTGGAAAAAAGGTTAGCAGTAGAAGTTGATGCTAAAAAACGTGCTCTCAAAAAAGAAAAACTTGGGGGTGAAGAACTTAGAAGACGCAAGATAGAAATAGAAGAAGAAATTGAAGATATGTATCAATCAGGATATGCAGTGGTACAAGAAAGAGCTTATGCCCAAGTACTGGGAAATTTAGGTCCAAATCATCCAGTCGTAAGAGAGAAATTAGACAGTATTAATAATCAAATAGAAAATGTTATTAGAGGTTCTGGTAATAGAAGTAGAAGCCTTATGCCTTTTGCTCCTGTAATTATGAAGTCTAAATATATTAAGTATCATAATGCTTTGATGGCTAGTAATCCAGGATTAGCTGATGAATTATTTTCTGAAATAACTAATAATGGAAAAATTAAAATAAGAGCTATTGAAAATCAAATAGGTTTCAAAATGGAGTTAGTTGGTAAATCTGCTTCTGGTAAGCCAATATATAGAAGAGTAAGTCTTGAAGCTACAACATTAGAACCTGTTTCAAGAGAAGATATATTAAATCCACCAGAAAAAATAGATAATTTTAGAGACATAAGAAACATAGAAATATCTGGCAATGCTGGTTTAAATGAAGTCAGAGGTGTTGGTGGTAATGTAAATAAAGGTAAAACAAACTTATTTGGTAATCCTACTTCACAAGATGCATTAAAAAATTTAGGAGGAGTACCAGGTGGATTAGCTAATTCAAAAACTGTTAAAGGAGTAATAGGAATAGGTGCTGGAAAAGGTAATGCTATGAAAAATTTAAGAGATGGTAATTTTTTATCAAATGCAGATGATATTACTAGTGCTTTTAATGCTGTACAAGAAGATGGAGAAGTTCTTAGGGCATACAAAGCTTTAAGAAGTTATGTTAATGTTCATGGTCCTGCACATAAACAGACTGGAAATATTGGTGGTGGAGGTGGAGCTGGTTTTCAATCTTTACATGATAAAAAAGGAAAGGGTTCTCCTGCTTTTAAAGGTGCAGTTAGAAACTTATCAGACCAAATATTTTCAAGTGACGATAAATTTCTTATGCTACATTTTATTTTGATATTTGAAAACAATGACCATGTTATAAAAGAAATTAATGACATATTTGACCCAAACTCAAGTTATGGAATGACAACTAGTGGACAAAGCACTGTAAGAGAAGGTAAATCTGTTGGAGATAGATATTTGACTGTAGGAAGAAATAGAGAAATAAATATAGCTCATATTAATCGTATGAGAGCTGAACTCAAAAATACAAGTCACAGTCTTTTTGGTAACGAAATGCATATGATACAAGTTATCAAAGATATGTTTTTTCTTTAAGGTATATTAAGATATAAATATGCCGAATACATTAGATACAGGTCAAAAAGCACCACCTGACGCAGAAATTATATTACGTAAATGGGCAATGGCTCAATCTGCTATTACTGATATTGTTGGTAATAATATAGCAACAAGACTACCTCGTGAAGCTAGTTTACCTTTTTTAACTCTTTATAGAGCTGGTGGTCAATTAGTAAATCCAATGTCAGAAGTTCATATGCAAGCAGCTTTAATGCCTATGGATTGCTTCGCTGGTAAATGGGGAGGCTCATCAAACACTGGTACTCCTGATTACGGCAAAGCATACGAGCTTGCAAATGCCGTGATTCAGTCAGCTTTCAACTATAGTAATGGGTATATAACATCTGATGATGATACTCCGTTAAGAGCGAAGATTTACGGGTTTCAAATAATGCAGATGCCTACCAGAGTAGAAGAAACTGCAACTGGACTAGGTAGGTACTCAATAGCATTGAGTATGATGTACAGAGCAGTATAGGAGATTTTATGTTTGGAAAAGAACACAAAGTTAAAGTAAAGATTCATCCTTTGTTCTCACAGAACAAAGCTAAAGATGTTGTGACTGGCATTATGTTCAGTCAAAACGAATGGGTAGAGATAGAGTCCAAAGACTGGGATAGATTAAAGGAAAAAAACTGGACACTTAAGGGTGACAGTTATCCTTTATTAATTATTGCAGACGAGGAAGTCGCTGAAGAAGAAGACAATGATGCTTCAGATGACTATGTGGGTAAAGATATTGAAGACTTTGCCTTAGATGGCAGTGTCTTGCAAGATACTGAAGTAGAAGAAGAGTAATTAGGAGATAATTATGCCAAGCACAAATGGTACAATATCCGAAGTTATTGTTGGTACTGGTGTACTTTATGTTGCAGCAATCGCTAATGATGGTAATGCATCAGGTGATTACGTAGCATTTCCAACAGATGACGGTGCATCCGCATGGTCTGACCCTGCGTCTAGCTGGGTTGACGTTGGATATTCTGAAGACGGTTGGACTCTTGAAATGGATAAAACATTTGAAGATATCATGGTCGCAGAAGAAATAGACCCAATTGCTACCTTCAAGACTGCTCAAGAAGTTAGATTAACTGGTGAACTTGCACAAGCTTCACAAGCTAACTTACAAGTAGCTCTTGGTGGTGGAACAATCACAACTGGTGATGGTTCAAACGGATACCAATCTGGTTATAACGCTGTTATGCCTCCAGCAACAGATGACTTTGATGAGAAATCATTATTGTTAATTGTTGATGGACCTGCTGGTGCAGATAGACATGTAGAAATTCCACGTGCAGTAAACGTGGGAGCTTTCTCAATGGCTCATCAAAAAGCACCTCAGAAGGTTGTTATTGCAACTGAGTTTAAAGTACTTAAACCAAAATCCGTAGCACAGTACACAGAATTATTCAGAATCATTGATAATACAAATGACTCTGACGTATTCGACATTAACTAAAGATAGTTAAAATTAAATAATAATGATAATGATTGGAGGTCGGCGTGGCTGACAAAAGATACAAAGACTTCGACGAAGCGTCGAAGGAAGAAGCAAAAGAACCTATTCAGGTTAAATTAAACGGTAATATATATACCTTTCCCCCAGCACTACCTGCTAGAACTGTTTTAGCACAAATGCGTTGGATGGACGAAACAGGAGCAATGCCTACAGCAGCTGTTCCAGAATGGCTTTCATCTATTGTAGGTGAAGAAGTTATGGAAGACATACTTGATGAAGGTGCTACATGGGAACAATTAGAAGAGTTACTTCAATACCTGTTAGCAGAATATCAAGTAGTTCAAGAAACCGATGCTGAAGTAGACGTTGAACCAGAAGAGGGTGACGAAGACAGCCCAAAATAACTTTCGAGTCCATGGAGATAATCTATCGGTGGGCTCAAGTTGAAGCAGATTTTCAAAGACACTATCTTGTAGAAGACCCAGGTATACTGACATGGAGAAGATTCATGTTGTTACTTGTTAATTTACCTGTAGATTCTTCATCTTTTTACGCACCATTTTTAAATGCTGCACAAGAAGGAACTAAATATAAATCAGAGTCAGGTCTTACACCACCTAAGGGATGGTACAAAGCAGAACTTGATAGAATCAAAGGACGTAATAGACCAAGGAAGCAATTATCAATTGACCAATTTGTAAAGGAGAGCAAAGGACAAGGTAAAAGTAGATAGGATATGGCTAAAGACGCATCGATAAAGGTGATGCTTGAATTTCAAGCAAACAACGCATCACTATCAAAAGCAACTAAAGGTATAGCTAATGAGCTTAGTACCCTTCAGCGTAAAACCGCAACAGTAGCGTCATCCATGACTTCTTTCGTACCAGCATTCGCTGCAGTTGGTGCAGCAGCCTTTTCAGCTTTTTCATTCGCAGGTAGAGCAGCAGTACAATTTCAAGACTCATTTGCAGGTGTTAGAAAAACATTAAATTTCTCAGGTACTGCAGCAAAAAATCAAGAAGAAAACTTTAGAGCTTTAGCTGATTCCTTAGTTGACATATCAAGAACAACACCTATGGCTGCAAATGAACTTGCAAGAATAGGTGAAATTGGTGGTCAGTTAGGTATATCAGCTGGTGCTATTACAAAATTTACAAAAACTATATCACAACTTACTGTAGCAACAACAATGTCAGCAGAGGAAGCTTCCTTTGCTTTGTCAAGACTTGCAGCTATCACTAGACTACCTGAAAGAAATTTAGGTAACTTAGCTTCTGTACTTGTTAGATTAGGTAACGAGTTTGCAGCTACTGAAGGTGAAATAGTGAATACTGCAATGAAGATTGCTTCAGCTTTAGAGCTACTTGAATCACCTACTTCAAATGCAGCAGCAGACTCATTAGCTTTAGCAGCAGCATTAAAACAAGTTGGTCAGCAAACACAAGCTGGTTCTACTGCGGTTGCTAGGTCATTAGACATTATGGCTACTGCTGTACTACAAGGTGGTAGGGAGCTTTCATTATTTGCAAAAGTAGCAGGAATGACATCAGACACGTTTAGGAACCTCGCGGAAGCATCTCCAGCACAAGCTTTCGTAGCTTTCTTAGAAGGATTACAAGCAGTTGGTAATGCTGGTGCAGATACAGTTCAATTATTAGAAGAATTAGGATTAGGTCAGCAAAGAACATTAAGAGCTTTACGTTCTATGGCTTTAGCTTCAGATGATGTTAAAGATGCTTTAAGTTCAGCTAACGAAGAGTTTGCTTTAAATAATGCTTTACAAACAGAAGCAGAAAAAAGATATGAAACAGTTGTTTCTCAATTAGGAATGCTGAGAAATAATATTACAGCTTTAGGTATAGAGACTGGTAATCAATTACTAGAACCACTTAATGAAGTTATTGATGGATTGACAACAATTGCTGGTGGTACAACATCTGATGAGTTAAAAAGAATAGTTGCAGGATTTGCACTTATGGCAACTACCTTAAATGGAGTAATGGTTGCCAGAAAAAAAATGTTACAACTTAATCAAGTTGCACAAGGTAGTGGACTTATGGGAACTGGTGTCGATGGAAGTATTAGTTTTCTTGGTGATGCTTTACCTGGTCCAAAAGAATTACTACATAGAAGAAGAGCTAGAAAAATTCAAGGTAGAGGTGGTTCAACATTTAATAGAAAAGATTTTCTTGCTCAACAAGCAGGAATGGGAAGACAAACTAGAGGTTTTGAAAACATATTAAAAAATGCAGACGTAATGGATGTTGATGTATTTGATGCTCAAGCTAATCAAGCTTTGTTGGATAAAACAGGTGGATTTACAGACCAAGCACCTGAAGATGTTAGATTTTTAGGAGCTGATGGTACAGAAAAATCATTAAGTGGTGCAGAGCAAAATAGATTGGGATTGTTGCAGGCTATGAATCAAGAAACTGTAAAACAATCTAGTGAATTAATTAAAATACAAGATTTAGAGTCTTCAATAGCAGAATTAAAACAAGAAGCACTAGGTTTTGCTGAAGAAGCAAATGTATTATCAAAAGATGAAGCTGCTACTAAGAAAAAAGACCCAGATAAAATTAAAAACATAAGTGATGGTATTAGTGACACACTAAAGGAATCAAGCAAAGTAGATTTTGGTGACGATGAGCAGAGCTTTAAAAGAATACAAAAATCTGCTGTGGACTACAATGTTGCATTACAAAGCCTTGCTGAAGCTGAAAATAGATTAATTACAGCTGAAACTGAGTTAAAAGGTGTAAAAGAAATAGGAACTGCTGACTATACCAAACAATCACAGGCTGTACAAAATGCCAAAAATGATGTTGATGAGTTTACAAATTCAGTTGAAAAAACAGGTGAAACATTAAAAGATAATATTAAGGAAATAGATGGAAATGGTGTTGAAATAGATGCTTTAGCAAAAGATTTAAACGGTTTAGTCGATGAATATGAGGGTGTTGAAAATGCATCAAGTAAAGTAACAGCACAACAAAGAGCTGATGCTGAAAAAGCTCAAGCTTCTCTTACTGAAACAACTGCAAAAATTAATGAACAAGAACGAGAATTAAGAGAACTTCAAGCAACTTCAGCACAGGGTGGCTTCGTAACACAAAGTGTTGGTGCAAGTTCTGGAATATTGGGACCAGACCCTGCAAAAACAGATACTGCATTTAGAAGCGTAGGAAATAGCATAAAAGTCCTTGGTGGAAATATGACTGTATTTGGTAATGAAACCCAAAAAACAGCAGGAGTATTTAAATCTTTCTTAAGAACATTATTTATGAGTAGGAAACAACTTTTAGCTAACAGTCAAGCTGTTGTAGCATCTGCTAATTCAACAACTGCTATGAAAGTTGCTACTCAAGGTTTAACAAATGCCATGATTGGTCTAAAAGCAGCAACAGTATCCTTGCTTGCTTCTCTTGGAGCAATGGTTGCATTTGGTGCAATTATGGGTTATCTAATGAAGTTGTGGGAAAATGCCAAAAAAACATCTGCAGCTATTAGAGAAATTGGTGATGAGATTAAAGGTGTTATAGACCTACAAGATGAATTAGTATTTAGCAATCTGCAAAGAGGTTTAATAGAAGATGCTTTAGCAAATGAAATGAAAAAGAGAAGTCCAGACCAAACATTAATTAAAACATTTCAACAACAATTATCTGATATGGATGAAGGTATTAATCAAGCTAAATTTAATATAGAAGAAAATATGGCAGAAATTGGTAAAGCCTTATTACTTGAAACAACAGAAGATGGTGTAAACGTTGAAGCAAGATTAGAAGGTATAAATAGAGCATTAGGTGATACATTTGATTTGAATGAATTCTTTGTCGAAGTAGGAAAACAGATAACTGATTTTGAATATGCAACTACTAGAACATTATTAAGAACATTACAAAATTTAGAAGAAACCCAAGATGAAATAGATAGTTTAAGAGCTGGTGGAGCTACAGCTGCAACTAGCCCAAGGTTAAAAGAATTAGAACAAGAGATTGCAGTATTTGATGTACTTAGAGAAATACAAAGACAAACAGGAGATGAATTTGAAGATTTCTTAAAAGGTACTGGAGATGTATTCGGTAAGAACTTTCAGGATACTTTCTCAGGTTCAATACTAGGTGGTGAGGGTGCATTATCTGACAATATTTCTGGTAGTTTAACTGAGAGATTTGGGTTAAGTTTTAAAGAATTGGAAGATGGAAGTGTTGGAGTATTTCAAGCAATAGAAGAAGGCTACACAGATATGTATGGAAATATTGCAAGTGTAGCACAGGAACCAATAGCTGTACTAGCGGCTGATACTTTCCTAGATGCAGATAAAAACCCAGTAGATATGGATAAAGTGTTAAATGACTTATCTGCATACATAATTCTTGCAGAAACTCTAAGGTCTCAAGCAACTGGTAAAAAAGCTGCAAGCTTGGCTTCACAAAATTCTACTTTTATACAAATGCAAAATGAAGGCTTAATTAAACAAATGCAATTCTTAAAAGCTAATGGTGTAATTATGCAAGATGTTGACCCTCATAAAAATAGGGCAAGAGCTATTCAAATGGTGAGTAATGCTACTAGAGTTTATCAAAATCAACAAATACAGAAAGCTCAACAAAGTGCTAATTCATTAGGAATACTTGAGTTCCAAATGAGCAAATTTGAAAAAGCTCTTAATGAAAGTCTTCAAAGGTCAGCAGGTACTTTAGCAAGTGTATTTTCAGAAATACCTATAACAGTTAGAAAAGGTGTTGATGAAATGTTAAACGAAATGGTTATAAAAGAAGCTAGACTTAAAAACTTCCAAAATGATATAAAAAGACTTTCAAGTATTGCTCCTATGTTAGCTAAAAACTTAGCTGACCAAGGATTAGCTGCTAGACAAATGTTAACTGACTTATTATCAGACCCAGTTGCAGCATTCTCAATGGAAGCCTCAATGAATAGAATTGCACCTTTCCAAGCTGAAAAATTAGGTTTAAGTGAAGAAGAAATCGAGAGAATGCAAGATGCTGGTCTTAGATTAGGTGACTCAGCTTCTGAAGGTATTATTGTAGGTATTCAAAATAGACAAGCTGAATTAGAAAAAGTATTAATTAGTTCAGTTAAAGGTGCAATTGACGCAACAGCATATTACATAAAAGAAGGTTCTCCATCTAAATTAACTATGGAAAAGCTTGGTGAACCTATTGGTCAAGGTATTGCATTAGGTATTTCAAATGAAGAAGACGGAATTGCAGGAGAACTTGTTCGTGTTGTAGAGAATGCAATCGAAGAAACAGAATTACTTTTAATGGAAACAAGTGAAGGTATTTCTGAACTTACAAGAGCACTTACAACCATGTTTGCAGTTACAGCTGGTAAAAGAGCATTAACTGCTGCTAATTATACTGTTCAAAAATCTGAACAAGCTCTTATGGCTACTAGAAGAAAGAATGCAACCTTACAGGAAAGAATCACAAAGAATCAAATAGCTCTTCAAAAAGCAGAACTTGAAGGTAGAAAAAATAATATAACTATGTCTGAAGAAATGAACATTCTTCAACAAAAAGTTGCAATAGATGAAATGAAGAGAACTATGAGTGGTAAGAAAACTGCTTCTGAAAGAAAAGCTATTGCAAATGCTGAGAAAGAATTGGAAGAGTTAAGACTTGCTGCAGAGGCAGGAATTGTAGATACTTTAGATGTAGAAGTTGCTGAAGAAAAACTTGCTGACTTAAAAGGTACTAACAAATCTATTGAGGAGCAACGTATTGAAATATTACAACTTGCTGAAGCTGAAAAGAAATTACAAGAAACAGAAAAAGAAGCTAGAGAGGTTGACGAACAACTTATTTCTTTAAGAGAAGAAAATATTAAGTTACTTGATGAAGCT